TATGATTGAAAAATATGTGAAGAAAAAATATGAGCAAAGAATTTGATGAATTTATGAATGGCATTGAAACCAAACAAAAATTGAAAGTTGATATTCAGGAATATTACAATACTTGTGGTGATGGTTGTTGCACTAATTATGGAACAATTACAAAAGTTAATGGTGTTGAATTACCTTCACACAATCAAGATACATACACCATACTAAAACAAGTTCTTGAATATCTTGGATATGATGTTGAAATAAATGAAACATTTGAAGAATGAAAAAAGAAAAATTCACTAATAAACAAAGAGCGGAAATCTTTGCTGATTATATCCTTGATATGTATCAACAATTGACAACTGAATCAGCAGAAAAATCACCAATAGAACTTTCAATTCAGACCTTCGAAGAACTTCTGAAAACAGATTGCAATATTGCTGAAAGAAGATTCTATCAAAATGCATTAAACAGAATCAATGAAGTACGAACCAACATTTCTTGACCGACAAAAAGAAGCATTGAATCACCTTTCAATATCATCACCAATACAACAAGTGTTGTATGGTGGTGGTGCTGGTGGTGGTAAAACAAAACTTGGTTGTTTATGGACAATTCAACGAAGGTTGAAGTATGCTGGAACTCGTTCATTAATTGGAAGAAGTAAACTGGATACACTGAAGAAAACAACACTGAATACTTTCTTCGAAACTTGTGCTGAAATGCAATTGAAATCTGGTTTGCATTATACCTTCAACGGACAAGCAAACACAATCAAGTTCTTCAATGGAAGTGAAATCATACTGAAAGATCTGTTCAGTTATCCATCAGACAGAAATCACGATGACCTTGGATCACTTGAAATTCTTGACTACTTCTGTGATGAAGTTTCTGAAATCAGTGAAAAAGCAATTGCAATTGTTCACTCCAGATGCAGACATAAACTCACTTTTTTCTGCAACAAATGTTCAGCACCTGAACTGGACAAAGGTGAAGTAACGAATCGTGATGAATCTGGAAAAGCAATTGAATGGAAATGCAATAATTGTGATTCAAATAATACTGGATTAATTCCAAAAGGATTACTTACTTGCAATCCATCAAAGAACTGGACATACAATGAATTTTATTTGAAAGCAAAGAAGGATGAACTTCCAGAGCATCGTGCATTTGTTCAGGCATTACCAACTGATAATCCATTTCTACCAACATCATACATTGAATCACTTCAATTGCTTCCAGATTATGATAGAAAAAGATTGCTTCTTGGAAACTGGGAATACGATGATGATTCAGATAAAATCTTTACCAGTGAAAATCTGAATATTGCTTTTCGAAATGAGATTCTATCTGGAACAAAATACATTACTTGTGATGTGGCGCGATTTGGAAAAGATAGAACTATCATATGTGTATGGAATGGTCTTTCATTAATCCAGATTAAAGAGTTGAAAAGGTCTTCCATCATTGATACATATGAACTGATTGAATCACTTCGCAAAGAACACCAGATAATGATTCAGCATATCATCTGTGATGAAGATGGAATTGGTGGTGGTCTTTGTGATATCGGCAAGTACAAGGGATTTCAGAATGGTTCAAAGGCAAAGCATCCAGATAGATTCATCAACATCAAAGCGGAATGCTTTTTCAAACTTGCTGAATACATTGAAAAAAACAAAATCACTTTTCTTCCAAATGAATGGAAAGAACAAATCATTTCTGAATTGCAAATGATAAAAAGACATAAAGCCGATTCAGATTCTAAACTTGCAGTAACACCAAAAGATCTCATCAAATTGCGCGAAGGAAAATCACCAGATATTGCTGATGCAATTATGATGCGAATGTTTTATGAGTTGAATGCAAACACTGGAAAGTATGTTTTCGCTTAATGTGTAAATGTTAATTCTTTTCAACCTGATAATTCGGATTGATTGTTAATTTTATGATATGAGTAAAACAATACAAAATGTAAAATCAGTGACGAAGAAATCACCAGCACTGAAAACAAATGCACGAAAACTTGCAGTTCGTGTTTGGATGAAAGAGTTGAAAGAACTTGGAATTAATCCAGCAATTTATTCTCTTTCAGATTTTATGAAATGGTATGAAGATGGAACACTTTCATCTGCAACAACCATTGCAAGAGCATCAAGAAATTTAGATTAGAATGGAAGGATGGGAATCAAAAGAAAATGCAATTGAATTTGCATTATGGTTGAAGGAAAACAACTATGATTTCGACAAGAACAAGTGTGCTTATCACGATGGTTTTTATGTAGGAACACTTTCTGAATTATATTCAGAATTTATGATTGATTCATAAAGCCAAAAGAACACCACAAACAAATCCAATTGAAAGAGAAATGGGAATTGCAATCAATGTTGCTTTCTTCCATTTCTTTTTTCGTGCAGATTCATCTTGCAATTGTCCTTCAGTGACAACATACAATTGCTTCAATCTGGAAATGTTTTCTTCATACAACTTGATTTGGTCTTCGTAGTTGTGTGCAATCATCTTGTATCTGGTGATTACTGAATCATCAATGGAAATCATTCTGGTATGTATTAAATATTGTTTATGAAAGAATCGTTCTGAAGCAATCACCTTGTTCAATAGCAAAGCATCATTCACCAAAATGCATATACTTGTATCTGATGGAATCAATGTTTTTTGCGAGTAACAAAAGTTGTTCATCAGCATCAAGACCATCAATGAAATCAATTTCTTTGTCATATTCTTTTTTGTTTTTATCAAGCAACTTTCTATACATCTGGATTTCCAGATTCAAATTATGAATGTGATTGTTCAGTGCAATGTTTTGTCCAGTTAGAACATCAATCATTGAATCATTCTGAACTATTTCTTTCTGGATTACCTGAACTGGTTTTTCAATAATCATTCTTTTGCAAAGCATCATCCAGATTGCTGATGTAATCAACACAAATGAAACTACAATCAAAAGATTCTTCTGAAGATCATTTAATTTTACCATCGTGAATTCTGTAATTTGTGAATTTGTAATCACCTTTTTTATTTATCAATTCAGCAATTCCAAATCCGTGATTCCATCTGTTGAAAGGCATATAATCTGGTGACAATTCACACAAGCATCCAACTGAATATGTCATCACAATTCCACCATTAGCATCTGTTTCTTGATTCTCTGATGTCTGGTGATGATGTCCACAAACAGAATCAGTTTTCGTCTTGTTATAAAGTGATTTTGAAACTGATGTTGGTGAACCAGTACCAGATGGAAATTCGTGTCCGTGAAATACATTCAATTTTCCAAATGTCGCTTTGCACTTTCCTTCGATATAACCGATATTATTTTTATCCAGATGAAGTAATTCTTGAAAAGAGAATGCATCAATATCAATCAATTCTGGTGCTTTCAATCTCATATATCTCCAGTAACGATCTTCGTGATTTCCTTCCTTATAATAGATATGTGCATCAGGAAATCTTTCGCGAAGCATATGAAGGAATTGTCGAATTGCATAAAGTTCTTCTTTGAACTTTCTTTTCTTCGCATCCTTTTCAAAAGTGCTTAATGCATAGCAATCAAGCGCATCACCAACAAGTGCAATTGCATCACAACCTTCTTTTTCAATTTTCATCAATGCTAAATTCAGAGCAGTGATATCGTGATATGGAATGTGAATATCATAAAGCAATCCTATTTTCTTTCCTTCCAGTTTGTATACCATTCTTTTTTTAGCATCTGATTCTGGAAGAATGAATGGATTGTATGGTCTTTTTTCTGATTCCATAAATTGTAATGTTTTTATTTTTTTTCGATTACCATCACCGCGTTTTCCACGATAATATAAAATCGTTTTTCTTACTGATTCAACTGATGTGAATGATTCAACATTGTTTTTGTAAATCAGTTTCGCAAGAGTTAATGATGGAAGATGTGAATACTTCTGAAGATATTCAAAGATGATTTTTGTTTCTGGTTTGTATTCACCTTTCTTCATTAGTTTTTTTCTTAAATATTTTTTCAAGAACATTCAAACCTATTCCACCACCAGCCAACAAACACAAACCATCAAACATAAATTCTGGTGCAATTCTTTCTGAATTGTAATACACTGCAATGTACATTGTAACAACCAGATTCAATACAAGAAATAAAGTGATGATTCTTTTACTGGAAACATCACCTTTTGAACTCAACATTGATTTGAGAAACTCAATCATCTTTTCTTTTTAAGCATCTTCACAATTGTGATGATTGATGCAATACCAGATAGAATCAAGCAAAGCATTTTCATTGCAAATTCTACATCAAGCAACCACGCTGGTATGCTTAAAAATATTGATGTTGCAGTTCCAACAATTCCATCTGCAACTTGTTGTTGATGATTACTCATAAATCAGATTCTTTTAGCAATGTGTAGGTGAAATAATTCATTCCACTTGCTTTCGCTCTGGTCATCAAATCACGGAATGCTTTTGGATTATCAATAACTTGACAACCAGCACTCCATTTTTCAATCAATGATGAAGTTGCATTTGGATTTGCACGATGGATATTAATTCCAAAAATTCCTTTTTCAACAACACCAATTTCTTCAGCACTTTCATTCTTGTTGTTGTCACGATATACTTCAACTGGTGCGTATTGAACAAGTGCTTCGTATTGACCTTTGTGTAATCCAATTTTGTATGCGTTAATATATTGATTCGGTTTAAGAACTGCACATCCTTTTGGATTCAAAAGATTCAGCAACCAATGTCTTCCAGCATTTGTTGTGCAGTTATACCAGTATACATTTTCACTATCAACGATTCCAATGAAATCATCAAATTTATTTTTTTCATTTGCAGTTGAACGAATTCCAACAATGTGAAAATTCATCCAAGCATATCCCTTCCTTGAAAAGATATCACGCAACTTAAGAACGCTTGGTGTTTGCATTATTTTTTATTTCTTGTTTTCGTTTCTCTAAATATACACGAAGTTTTTCTTCGTATTTCTTTCTTTCTATGCGCTTGTTTTCATCTTTCATTTGAACCAGCATTTTGGATATTTACGATATGGAGTTTTTCCATCAGATATCATCCAAGCATTTGATTCATATACTTCTTTTTCTGCCCAAATTCCATTAGATTCATTGGTGGAATATGCTGGATATAATGATGTATTATTAAACAGATACTGCACCATTCTTTTTGTGTAGAACAATGCTTTGTCTTTTGTCTGGTCACGATATCTGAACAAATCTTCAGGAGCAATTTGTGTTGTATCATCAGATACACGAAGTACAATTGAACCATTATCTGTTTTCATATACAGATGTGGAAGAAGTTCATACAAACTCCACCAGCAAGTTGCTCTGCGAATGTAGTCATCAAGCAAAACTTGATTCTCAATTGTCACATCATCATCCTTGATTTGTTGCTTGATTTGTTTGAACAAATCTTCACCAAGATATTGTTGGATGTATTCATCTTGTGCAAGGTATATGGAAGGAAACATCAGATTTTCATCAACACTTCCATTCAACCAAGTGTAACGCTTGATGTAATCACCATTTACAAATAATACTTCAGGTTCTAATGACATATTTTTTAATTTAATTTTGCGCGATTCGGCATATCGTTTGGTCTGATTGATTCTTCACCTTTTGGAAAAAGTGCATTTGCTTCTTTTGTGTTTATGCGAACATCATTTTTCAATCCATCATTCTTCAAGAACTTTCCATCCTTTCTTTTTCTGAAGAAAATCAATCTCTTGAATGTATGTCTGCAATAGCAACCGCCCTTAAAAATATACAAATTATAACTATCACTTCCAGATGGTGCGAATTGTCCATTAATACCATCATCACTCATATCTTGAATATCTTCATACTTGTAAATCACACCTTTCTTTGAAAGTGAAACCATCTGTTGACAGAACTTTCTGGTAACAAGTTCACCATCTTTCCAAGTTAAATTCTGTGAATACTGATATCTGATTTTGTACAAACCAGAATCCATTTCATCACTCTTTTCATTTGGCTTTGCGTATGATTTCAATTCACTTTGCGTTTCCATAAACGCAAGATGATATTGTTGTTCTTCTTCTGGTGTTCCAGCATCAGTTTCTGAAATCAATTCCCATTCATCTGGATCTATTACTTCACCAACAAGTTCTAATTTGTTCAACCAATATTCTTCAATCTCTGGTGTTGGTTCAACTCCTTTTTCTTTCTTCAACTCAATGTTGCAAGAACTCTTTTTTTTTTGCGCTGATAATTGTGCAACTGCATTTCCAGATGTTTCAAACATTGATTGTGCAACTGCTACATCAAGACCAAGAAACTGCACCAAGAATACAATTGCTTGTTCTTTCGTTAATGTTCCCAAACCAACACTTGCGACAATCTCTAATGCGCTTGAAATCTGCGCACCATTGTATGTAACATCACTAACTTTTTCAGTTGGTGTTGCAGTTGGTGTTGTGCTTGTAGTTGATGCTGGTGCTTGTGTTGGAGTTTCTGCAACTGGTTGTTGAACTACATCAACAGAATCAAACATATCATTCTGGATGAATTCAAAATCACCTAAAAATGAAAATGCATCTTTGATGATTTGTTGAAATGGTTTAATCACTTGATTCTTGAAGATTTCAAATGCAATTACCATCTCATCTTTGTTGCTTCCAAAACCAGTTCCACCAGTGCGAACACCAAACAACAATGGTGAAGTACATCTGTGTGCAACGATGGTTTGATTCGTGCATTCTTCAGACAAAAACTGATATTGTTTATCTGCATCAGTTAATGGAAACGGAACAATCTGTGGTGCTTTGGAAATGTCTTCATTGAATGTCATTATGAATTTTCCCGCTTGTTGAACACCAGTCATCTTTTCTTCCCATTCATCTTTTATTGCTTCGCGTTCTTCCAGTGTTGGTTGACCATTCATAAAGTTGATGATCATTGAAGGCATTAAACCATTCTGAATATTTGAATTGTGAAATATTCCAATTTGTGTTGCAAGTTCAATGTAATTCAAACCACCAGAATAATCAGGTCTTGAATACCACATACTTGATGGTGACATCGTGAATCCATAAACAACTTGTCTTGGTTCATTAGATGCATTCTCTGGATTATATTTTGGAATGAATACTGGTTTGTTTTTTTTCTCTCTGTATTTCTTCCAATCATTTGAATAATAAACACCAGTGATTTCATCTTCTTCAGAGTTATATGCAAGACGGCAATTCTCATATGGAAGATGATTGATTTTTACAATCTCTGTGAAGTTGATGTTCCAGATTACTTCAGCATAAAATCCACCTTGTAATTTTTCATCAAAACAGATTCCTTGAATTGCATTATTCAGAAATTCATTTGTTGTTCCTTTACCAGCAATCATAAATGCAATCGAATTCACAAGTGCATTGTGAACTGGTGCATTGTTATATAGTTGTATGATGAAATCTGGATATGCATTCCGCACACCATAATCAATCCATCCACTGCGATTTTCTTTCTCAACTGCAAGTTCAGAAGTGTATGTTGCAAGTGATACTTGTTGGATTGAATTCTTTAGTTTATCTATAGATGACATCTGTTGGAAGTGTTAATGGTGTTGCATCGTAGAATGTTTGTGATGTTGTCAAATTACCTTGACCAACTTCAACAAGACCAACAACTGATGCATCATTGATATCTGTATTTGTGCTTGAATTTTGACCATACACTTCATATCTGTATGTTCCAGAATCAATCAATGATTCTGTGGTCAATTTTATTTTTGTGAATCTTTCATTTTCCTGAATGATTTCAACAACTTGGTGCAAAGATTTATTTGATAATTCTTTTGAAAGAACTACCAGATAATGTGTGAATGATTCAGTGAAGTATGTTCTTCCTTCTGCTAATGTCAACCACAAATATTGGTCTGGTGTATCAGTGAGCAAATAAATCATTCGAATGTTTTTTTGTTTATGAAATATACGAAAAAGGAACACCACCACGATGTTCCCTTTTCAACATTTTATTGCATATGATTACGCAATAACAATATCTTCAATTGCTGATGCAGTCAAATGATATGCTGGATTTGGAGTTTCGTGAGTTAGAGCCAAATCATAACCATTGAAATCACCAAGCGCAGTTCCAGTTGATGCAGTTCTGGTGCTTAAATCAAGACCATTTTCAAATCCGCAAAGAATGTAATTATCATTTGCATCAATTACAATTGCCCATACGCGAGATTGAGCAACTTGAATCAACTCATTTCTTTTTGCAGTTGATAAACGATGAAGTTTCATCGAAATAGTTTGCGTATAAAAGATGGTTGAATTGTCGCGATTGAATGTCAATGGTTCATCGAAGTTTGCAGTTTGTGGTTGAAGGTCATATTCGAACCATTCAGCACCACCAGATATTGCAGTCACTTCACCATCAACAAATGTGAATGTTGATTCACCTTTTGATTGAAGAAAAACTTTCTTCAAACCACCGCTTGATGTCTTACAATCCAGACCAAATCCAGAAGTTAATGTACACATATTTCTATTTTTTAATTTTTATAATGAAGAAAATAAACTGATGGTGTATGTTTCAACACCATCAATCATTTTCATTTAATTAGTCAACCCAGTATACTGCGATGTCTTCACCAACTCCATACTGAACACCAGCACTGAAGTTCATAATGAAACGAACATTTTTGCTACCATCCAATTTCGCCATATCTAAAACCGATACTTCATTATCCGCATCAAGCAAAGATGTTCCTAAAAACATATTTGATTTCTTTGCAATCCAGATAGCATCATCATACATACCAGCGCACTCAACGATTTGAAGACCTTCAAATAACATTGGAACTTCACCAGCATAGTATGTATCCAAATAACCTAAAGACTGCATTTTGCGTAAGTACAAACGAGCAGTTTTTGGTGATACATAGATCAATGGTTTTTCAGCAGATGCAAGAACTGAAGAAGGCAATTGGTCAATTGTCAATTCAAGTTTCTCAACAATGTTTGTAGTTGTCAAAGTAACTGGTGATGCAACAAAGTTCACATCTGCTCTATCAGAAGCAATTGCAAAGAATCCATCCATTGAACCACTTCCAGCAGTTCCTTTCCAGATTTTGTTTTCAACTTCAGCAGAAACTTCAGCAATCATATTCTGAATGATATATTCAGTCAATGATGCTGGAATAGTTTCGTTCAATACAGAGAATCCCATATCACGAGTTTCCCAAGTGTTCACGAAATTAGTTTTACAAAAAACTTCGTTTACTTTCAATTGCTTAACTGCAAGAACGATTTCACCTAATGTTGCGTTATTAGATGCAGAAAAATCACAAGACATATCTTGTAATGAAACACCACCATTGAACAAACGGATTACTTCTTGGTAACGCACATTTGGTTTGATAGTTAAGTGTTGAACTGAATCAGCACTTTGAATAGATGCGCTGATATACTGACCAGCGAATTCGCCAGTATAAGTATTGTTTTCAATTGTTGGATTAGCCATTTTTTTATTTGTTTAGAATGTTAGAAACTCGTTCAGCATATGTCATCTTTTTGAATGATTTCAACTGAACATTTTTGTTGTTTGTTTTTGTTGTTTGTTTTGAATTTTTCACTGATTCAACTGCTGGTGCTTTGCTTAACTCTGCAACCTTTGTTTCATTCAATGTGTTCTTTTTCTTTTCTTCTGAAAGTGCAACTTCAAGTTTCGCAACCAAGTTCATTAGTGCTTCAACTTGTGCAGTTGTGATTGTTTCTTCTGCTGAATTTTCAACTTCTTCAACTTTCACTTCTTCTTGTTCTTCAACTTTCACTTCTTCAACTGGAGTAATCATTTTCAAGATTCCACCTTCAACCATCAAGGTTGTTCCATCAGTTAATTTGTATTCACCATCTGGTAATGCTTGTTGATTTCCATCAGCATCCACGATGAATATATCAACTCCTTCAGACCAAGCATCTGCGCTTGTTCCGATTTTTGTTCCATCTTCAAGAATTCCTTCTGCGCTCATTTGAACTGGTGCAACTTCTTCTTTCAAAGGTTCTGCAACTTCCAAATTCACATTGAATTTCTTGAACAATGAATTGATTTTTTCAATTGTTGTCATTGTGCAAAATTTGTTTACTTATAAATAGCAAACGAAGTACATTTGTAACAAATGATGTTTCATAGTGAAATTGATTTTTGATTTTAATTTTGATTTAAGGTTTACAGAGAGCATCGAAAGATGCTCTTTGTTTTTATAAATCATTTGTTTGGATTGTATGCCCAGTTCATTAATGATATAGTTTTTTTCGAACCACAATCATTTCCATTTTCATCAGTTACATTATCACCAGCAGTATTCTCGCGCATACGATTTATGAAAGCAATGGTCTTTCCAGCCCATTCAAAATGTTTATCACTCCATTCATCTTTGTTTGTTTGAAGCAATTCCAGATTTCTTTCAATTGGTGATCTATCTAAACTTGCAAGTTTGGAACATTCTGTTTCACTCCACGATTTCAATTCTGAATATGTCATATTTACTGCATTCATATAATCATCATATCGAACAGAAATTTCATCTTGTGTTGCTTGAAGAATTCTTTCCAGTTCTTGAAGTAACAATGAACCTTCTGAATCAACTTCAGAAAAAGATTCCTTTGCTAAATCTTGGAACATACCTTCAATTGAAAATCCTTTCACTTCACCTTCTTTCACTGAATTCCAGATTTCATCATTGTCCACTTTCATTCCACCAAACCAAGTACCTTCAGGAAGATTGAATCCAAAATTTTTCGATTTGTCATTTTCACCTTCTACGATCCACGATTCAACCAGTGTTAAACCAAGCACTGCAAATTCGTGTTGATATGTTGCATTGTGATGCAGATTCTTTTTGTAGTAATCGTATGCAACTTGTTTCACCACATCTTTTGAAAAACGAATATAGTATTCTTGATTATTTTCATCAATGCGTAAAATCTCTTTGTCTGGAATCATAATCGCACCATACAACATTCTTCTTTCTGGTGTTTCAACTGCGCAATTCACTTTGTTTTCTTTTGAAAGAAAAATCCAGTTGCTTTCAATTGCTGGAAGTTCTACAACTGAAATCGCCATCACACCAAGAAATCCGTTTTCGTCAATTCCGTAATCTAAAATCTTTATTTGTTTGTCCATTATAATTTGCTTTGATTGTATATTAATTGTGATAATTCTTGATTGTCTGTAATTGTTCCAGATACAACATATGTTTGGAACACTGGTTGTTCTTGTTGACCTTGTATGTTCACACCATTCATTGATGGTTGTGGTGTTGATAGTGAATTGAAGTTTGGTGCTTGTGGTGTTGATGATGATGAAGATGATGAACCAGTAAATTGTGTATTTCTAATCTTTGCAACATTCAACAAACCAAGTGCAACTGCTGATGCTGATGCAATGTATGGTGCAACTGGAAACGCAGTTGTAACTGGTGATTTCGAAACAGAGTTGAACATATTCACTGCACTCTCAAATGTTGAAACAAGTGCTTGTGCAATCTGAACTTGTTTTTGTTGTTCAAAATATTTCTTTCTGATTGCATCTTTTTGTTCTTCAGATTTGTTTTGTGCTTCAGCAATTCGAAGTTCATTCTGCAATCCGAGTTCTTGAATTCCAGATATGATTGATAATCCAGTGCTGATTTGATTTATTGTATAATCTCTGATTGCTTGTCTTTTTTCAGCAGTCTTCTGGTCTTCTTCAATCAGTTTATCATTCTTTTCTTTTTGAAGTTTTAATTCTTCATCAGTATATTTCTTGTTGATTTCTGCAATCTTCTTTGCTAAATCAAGTTTTATTTGTTCTTCAGTTTTAGCATCACCATTTGCTTGTTCATATAACTTTTCAGAATTCAATACTGCATCATTGATTTCATTTTCTTTTGCAGTTGATGTAAGTTGTTGAAGCAATTTGAATTGTTCTTCTGCTCTTGCATAATCTTTTTGTCTTTGTGCTTCATCAATTGCATACGCTTCATCATCACCTTTCTTTATAATTTCTTGAATATGTTGTTGATGCAATATTTCAAGTTGCTCCAGTTCTTCTTTTGATTTGTTTGCTTTCTTTAATGTTTCAAGTTGAATCTTGAACTTTTCTTCTGCTTGAAATAATTCCAATTCAATTGGTGACATTCCGCGTCTTTTGAATTCACTCATTTCTTTTTCAATCGCAAGAACATCTTCTGCAAGTTTCTTTCTTTCTTCTTCCAGTTGTCTTAATCTTTCTTCGCGCTTTCTTTTTGCTTCAGCATCCGCTTCTTGTTTCTTTCTTTTTTCTTCTTCAATTTTTGCAAGTTCTTCTTCTGATTTTACTGCATCCATTTTCACTTGTGCAGATGTATACAAATTTTTAAGTTCAGAAGTTCTTCCAAACATTATTTGTTTCATCTGTTCAACTTCAGTGTTTCCAACATTAATTCTTTCTTGAAGACCTTTCTTTAATTTACCTTCAATTGCTTCACGAGATTTATATGAATTATCAATCCAAGTTGATAAATCTCTTTCAGTGATTAATCCTTGATTTTTTGCATCAATGATATCTTGTTGTGTTAATTGTTGTTTTTCCAAAATGTAAGACATATGTCCTACATCCATAACTTTTTGTTTGATTGCTTCTATATCTTGAGCATTCAAAGTTTTAATTGATTCAATTGCTTCAAGTTCTGTTTTTGCAGATTCGTTTTTCTTTTGTTGCAATCCATATGCTTCATCAGTTGTGCGTTTTGCTTCTTCAACACCAGCATTGATTTTTCCTTCCAGTTGCGCTTGAAGAACTTTCAAATCATAGATTGCTTGTTCTTTGTTTTTTGTTGCTTCAGTGATTGCATCTGTATCACCTTTCAGTCTTGCAAGTTTTTCTTCTTCAGTTGCTATTTCAAGTTTCTTTTGCAGAATTGCTCTTTCAGAATTATATGTTTTTTCAAGTGAAATTCCTTGTTGTTTTTGAACTGCAAGTTGTGATTCCATTGTCTTCAATTCACCTTCCAGAATCTTCTTTTGCTTTTCAAGTTTTGAAGTTTCAGCCATATTGAAAAGACCATTCAATTCTTTCCAGTAAACAATGATTCCAGTAATCACACCAGCCATCAACAACAATGGATTTGAAAGAATTGCTTTTCCTAAACTGAACAATCCACCAATCAAATCAGTAATACCTTTTTGAATCTCTTTGAATGTAAGATTCTTCGCACTTGCAGTTAATCCTTTCAATGATGCTGATGCTCCTTCGAAATCAAGATTCATCAATCTATCTTGCGTTAATCCAAGATTATTGTTGAATCCTTCGAATGCGTTTCCAGCATTGGCGCGAGTTTCTTCTGCAAGATCACCCATTTTATCTTTGAGTTCACCAGCGCGTTTTTGCAGTTGAAGAAGTTCATCACCTTTGAACATACCAGATGCAATTGCATCCTGAATGCGTTTCAGTTCTAATCTTGTTTCTTTCAGACCATCTGCAAATTTGTTGATTTCTTCACCAGCACTATCAATAAATTTTGTTACTCCAGAATCATCAACTACTATTTTGATTTTAGTTTCAGCCATTACACGAATATTTTATATGTTAAAAAACAAGCACTCAAAACAAGCAATCCAGCAATGATTCTGTTTGCTATCATATACATCTTCCACTTCTTTTGATTGAGTTGATTTTTACCACTTGCAATCAAGCATATTTCACTTTCATCTTTGATATTGTGACGAATCATTTCAAGCACAAGCATCATATTTTTTTCAGATGTTTCTTCGTAATATTTCATCATACTATTCTAAATAGATTTTTACCATCACTTGTCAAAGTTGTTTTATCATATGTTGTTGGAAGAATCAATAAAGCACTGCCTTCAATCGTTCCAGTATCTGCTGAAATCTTTACTGGATTTGTGCTGGTGTTGATTATCGTTATTGATTTACCAGTCATTATTGTAACATCGGGCATTAATAAATTAATTGTTCCACCAGTTGTATCACACATAATCACTGATTCTTTTCCAGTGCATCTGTAATCAGAAGTGATTTCAGTTACTTCAACTTGAATTGATTTCACAATCAAATCTTGTGTGAAGTTTGTTGTTGGTTTGTTGATTGCTCCATTGCTGAATACAAATTGAGTTCTTGATGGTGATGAATTTTTGCATCTTCCATCGTACCAATAGTATCCATATCGTTCACAACAGAATTCATTTCCAGTTAATCCAGTGTTTCCTTCACCATCACTGAAAAGAATTGTTCCACCAATTGTTGATGCATATGGTTTGTATGTACAATCAAGACCTAAATCAACCAATCGCGCAAGTTTTACTTTTGTTGAATCACCAAGTGCAATTCCGTAATCAGTGATATCTAAAATTCTCCACCAAGAATCTTTCACATAAACTCTATCATTCCAACCAAATGTTAAAATATCAGTGATACTCAAATCAAAATATGCTTCAAGTATTCGTGCTTCACCATCATATAATTCACGCAAGTAATCGCGCCAAAATCGAACATATGAAGTGTTGTCTGGATATGCAACAACTTGTTGTGCTGGTGTTTCTTTTCCAAAGTTCAAATCATTATCTTGAACATCTGGAAAGACTGAAGAATAATGATTCAATAATTTGATTTCTGCAAGAACTCTTGAATTGCTTACTTCATCATACACTGGAAGTTCTAATCTTCCAGCATTGAAAAGCAATCTGCAATTAGGTAATACGAATTCACCTTTATCATTGATGAACTTTGGTGTGACAATATTTGTTCCGTATAAATGTCCACAAGGAGTTGGTGAAAAATCAACTGAAACTGCAAGTTCACCAGTTGCAAAATCATTCGTTTCTGTGAAATCATTTTCTTCAACTTTGTATTCACCATAGATACGCTTTGCTCCTTCAAAATATTTATTCAATACATCACTATCTGATTTGTATGTGAATGATAATTTTGAATACTGCATATCAGCAGTTGATGAAATCACAACATCTTTGCTTGTATCAAGTTTGTTTGTCCATTCTAATGTGTTACCAGTTCCAAGATATTCAACAAGTGGAACAATCATAAGATGTGAAGGTAATGTTCGTGATGGAATGATTGCAAGATTCAACACTTTTGCAAGTGATTTGATGTAGTCAATTTGTCTGATATCTGGAGCATTATTCTTCATCTGAACAATCGTATCTGTTCCTGTTAATTCAACAGATGTTCCTTCGTATTGAAAATATGTTCCTTGATTGTAATCAACATAATTGATTCCGTATGGATTCAATTCAATTGATATCTGATTTGCAATTCCATTTGTTCCACCAAGTTGCATCATCACTGCAATTTTATCACCAGCATTCAAATGAATGGTATGAATCAACTCCATATGATACAATGAATCTGAATCATTGTCAATGATATTTGTTGTTGATACAGAACAGATATTTCCAAGTGTATCAAAATAATAGTATCCGTAAAAACCAACTCCATCTGGATTGACGAATGATGCACCAAGTGTTACGAATCCTTGATTTGTTGTTGCACTATCATTGCGCTTAAAATTAGCAATGAACTTGAATGTGTAATCAGCAGTGAATGGAGCAACAAAAGTTCCGTTGTTGATTATGTTCGAACCTTCATCAAGAAGTATATCATATGAATCAACTGGATTTGGTGGATTCGAAACAACAATTGTTGTCTGTTGTCCTTGTGCAACACTTCCAAAAACATATCCATCTTTCCACATCAAAGTAAATTGATTGTCATTCAATCCACCAGAACAAATCAATCCTTTATCTGCAACAAATGGTGTGTACATTTCTTCAGTGATAGAATCGAAGATTGCACCATCATATGTGAATCCAGCATCAAGAAGAATCTGTTCAACCAGATATCTGGTTTTCACTGCTGGTGTTAATTGACCAACATATAAATCATTGAAGTTTGTTGTGTTTTCAAAATTGAATATTGACCAATTGAACTTGTCGCAAAGTGTTAAAATAGTTTGGTCATTTGGAGTTGGAACATTCGCGTGAATCAATGCATAATCCAAATCACCATTCGCAATTGATTGAATGTCTTTCAACTTCTTTTCACCAACTGCTCTTGCAATGTTTGGAGTTTCACCAAAGAACACAATCTGGAATTCGTGAAGTTTCTCTTTCGATTCGAAGATTTGTTTTATCTGGATATGACCATTTGTAATTGGAATTGTATTCACCACAATTGATGCATCAACCTTCTTTCTAAAATCAAACCATCCATTGTAATTTACATTGAATATTGCACCAAAGAAATCAACATTTGTTTTTGATGCTGGTATTCTGAACTCTCTGGAATAGTTTCCGACATTGGTGAAATCAACCAAATCATTGAACTGAAACTGAAGATACATATTTTCATTTTCATACAGGTCAATGATGGAAGCATTTCCATTTGAATCATAGCACCACAACTGAAGTTCTTGTTTCATTACACTGAATATTCTTGTGAGTATTTTAGATTGAATGTGACATTGTATACACCACCATCACGATTCTTCTTGATAACATATGATGAATCTTCAACCATCATTGGTGTGATTGAACCATCTTCATTGATGATGTTCACATCATTGGATGCAACCATATCTTTCAACAAAAAGAATTCACCTTCGCTTATCCAGTTGCTATTTATCACCAATGTTTTTTCTGCAATGATTTCTGATTCTTGATATTGTCTATCATATGAACTGAATCCAAATTCAGAAGCACCATATGAACCAACAACCTTTCTGATTCTCTTTCTTTCTACATTCAGAGTTTCTTCATTCTTCTTTGTGAAGTTGAAGTAATCAACACCACCAACATTGTTTGCCCATTGCATTCTGATTGTTTCATATCTGCAATCATCTTCAACTTTGTAATGAACATATCTTTTCGTCACACGATTGAATGTATCATCAACACCATATACTGCATATGAAAACCAAGAGTTGATTAATTCGAAATCGTAATATGAAAGAAGGTTCTGTGGACATACTGGAATGAATCCAATTCTGTAATCTAATGATGATGGAACAATTGAAAATGAAGATGTCAAATTTCCAGCAACATCAAAAATATCGAATACGAATTCAGCAACTTGATTTGTGATATGTGTTGTATCTGCAATATAATTCATCACACCAAAATCTTTGATTCGTGTTGGTATGTATATAGATTCAGAATTGTAAAGCGGAACATCAATCCACTGGTGTGTTGAAGGCATTCTTGCAGTTAACAGATTTGATGTTGTTGAATCCATTGCATAATCTAAATCTGGATTTCTGCGATATCCATTTCTGATTTGATATGATGCTTGAAAAACTGCTATTGGTTCAATGTCAATTGGTGTGTTGTGTTCAGCGAATCCAGATCCATCATTATATCCTTCAACAATTTCACATTCGATTACATATGTTGCATTTGAATCATAACCACCATCTGTATCTGAATGCATCACTGGTGAATGTTTCAATTTATGTTTGAACAATGGTGCTAAATCAAGCATTCCAACTCCTTCTGGATTTGGTTGAACATAGATATTGTAATCACCAAATTTGAAGATATATCTGAAATCTGGTTGTGATGTATTTGTTGATGAAACAATGACCATCAACTTCTGGTTCACTGGTGTGAATTCGTATGGTTGTTGTTCTAATGTAAGAGCCATTTTTATTTTGTTTTAGATGTCCATTCTCGCGCTAAATCAATCGAAAGATATTGTGCATATGCAGTGGTGAATTCATTTCCTTTTTCATCAATCACATCATTCACTGCATCACGATAATAATGTATTCCAGCGAATCCATATTTTCCAATGTGCTTTGACATAGCAATAGCCATTGCAACTTTTTCTTTTCTTGTTTTTGGTTTTTGAAGGAATTGTCCAGTTGCACTTCTTGGTTGAATTTTCTTCTTTCCAATCCATTTGAAGATATCCATATATGGTGGTGGAGTTTTATTCGCACCACGACCTTCTTCAATCACACCATAATATTCTTTCGCTTTGCCTTTTGCACTGAATAACATTTCGACATATCCAACTCTGGACATATCAATTTTGTATGTCAATGATTTTTCTAATCTACCAGAAGCAACTCTTTTCACCTTTCGTTTCTTCAATCCTTTGGATGTCATTTGTGTGACATACTGCGAGATTCGAAGATTCGATTGTGCGCGTTCAATTACCAGTTTCGCAAATTCACGAAACTTCAATTCAACTTGTTTTCTGGTTGGATTTTCAGCCATTGTTCTTTTCTTCTTCTTCTTTTATTTTATTGAAGAATTGGATTAATGGAAGACCAAATTTTGTAGGCATTTCTTGGATGAATGCATCCAGTTGTTTCAAGTGTTCTTCTGATAGTATCATTGTTGTATTGATTAAATTATTATTACTCCGATTGCATCAGCAACACATTGTTCAACATATGAATTGTCCAATCCCCATTGCGCGAATTCTTCTTCAGTCAATGTGTAATTTCCATTGCTCAAAACTTTGGAAGGAGTTTCTTCAGTTGCTTCAGATTTCAATTCATAATATGCAGTGCAAGTTGTTGCACTCGTTTCGAAGTTCAGAATCAGCACACTG